GCCCGGCAGGTCGCCGCGCAGGAGCTGGTTGACGAATTTCTGCTTCTTTTGCAGGACGGAATAGGCCAGCGCGTCGAGCGAGTTCTCCGTCGCATAGGCGAGGATCTCCACCTCCTCGTTGCTGTTCCCGGGGCGGATGATCCGGCCGTTTCGCTGCTCGAAGTCCATCGGCCTCACCGGCGCGTCGATGTGGTGGATCGCTGTCAGCCTCTCCTGCACGTTGACGCCGGTGCCCAGTTTGAACGAGGACCCCAGCACGACGCGGACGGTGCCGTCGTTCACCTGCTCGAACAGCGCCTCCCGCGCGTCGTCGCTGTTGTATTTGGATTGGGTGATGATCGCGATCTCGCCCGCCGGGATCCCCTTGGCGACGAGCTTCTTCTTGATGTCCTCATAGAGGTTGAAGCCGGCCGGTCCGTTGAATGAATCGCAGAAGACCAGTTGCGTGCCGCGGTTTACCGCATGCGCGGCCCACCGTTCATGGATCTCCTTGACGCAGCGGTTCGCTTTGCTGACGGCCACATCCGGCGCGCCGGCCACGACCAGCCGCATGTCGATTGCGGCGGATTTCGCCCAGTTGTACAGCATCAGCGGGATATGGGTCAGCTCGCGCTTCTCATCCCCGGGCAGACCTTCCCACGCCTCCCGCGCCTCGCGGACCGCCATGACGAACTGCGCGAGCATTTCCGACCGGGGTAGGACGACCTGCTGGATCTCCCCGCCGCGGAGCTTCGGGACGGCGCCCTTCCAGCGTGGGACCTCCTCCTGGAGGATCACATCGGCGGCCGCCTTCCACATCCGGAGCATTTCCGGGCCGTTGACGTACTTGTTGAACCGGGCCACCCTTGCAAAGGCGCCGGTCGGCGTCGGCTCCAGCTCGTAGGAGGTATCGCCGAACGACGTGGCGAAGGCGTCGAACGAGGAGACGTTAAACGCCGCCAGCAGATCCGGGCGGATGTAGCGCAGCAGCGTCCAGAGCTCGGCCGTCGTATTGGATACCGGCGTCCCGGTCGCCAGGTAGATGTTTTTGAAGCCGGTTCGTTCCTGGATCACGCGGCATTTCATCAGGAAACGGAACGACTTGGCCGCGGCGCCCCGGTCGATGCCCTTGATGTTCCCCATTTGGGTGAAGAATTCCCCGCGCTTGTAATGGTGCGCCTCGTCCACCAGCAGCGCATCGAGCCCCATGTCCTCCAGGGCCATGTGCGTATCCTGGCGCTGCTCCAAAAGCGCCCGCATGCGGGCCTCTTTTTGCTTCAGCAGCGCTTCCAACTGCTTGACTTTCAGCGTCTTTCGGCCGCCTCCTTTGCGGCGGCCCTCGTTCTCCTCTCTCAGCAGTTCGCGGATCGTGTCGATCTGTTCCTGCAAAAAGGCCTTTTCCCGATCGGGGCGGACCGAAATCGAGTCGAAAAAGCTGTGCGGGAGGATCACGAAATCCCAATCGCCCGTGGCGATCTGGGCGATCAGCCGCTGCCGGTTCTTCTGCTCGCGGTCCGCCTTGGTCGGGCAGAGGATCCGGGCCGCCGGATAGAGCTGCCGGGCCTGGGCGGCGAATTGGTTCAGCGTCGCGTTTTGGACAACGATCAACGGCTTGCGCGCCTGGCCGGTCCGCCGGAGCTCCATGGCCAGCGACGAATAGAGGAAGGTCTTCCCGGTGCCGACCGCGTGCGCATAGATGCAGCTTCCCTGGAGGCCGCGGGCGACGCCGCGCTTCTGGTGTTCGTCCAGCCGGATCGTCACGTTGGCGCCCGGGTAGTGCTCCAGTGTCGGAACGGTCCACTCGCGATCCGCATAGTTGTTCTTTTCGTTGTTGTAGATGTCGGTCAGCAGTCTCGCGGCATCGGGCGTCCGGAGGATGTAGTCTATGAACGCGGCATTGAGCTGCCGCTGCTTTTCCTGCGCGGCGGCGGTCTGCTCGTCGTTGAGGACTCTGCGCTCGTTGTCGTGCTCGTCCCGGATGAGGTCATACACAGCCGACATCTTCAAATTCAACGTATCTTCGACCAGGGCGAAGGCCTTCATCCGGACGGTGTCCCATTCCGGCAGGTCTTTGTAATCATTGGAAATCACCGACCAGGATGCGCGGCCATCTTCCCCGATGACGCTCTGGGCGAATTCGACCTTTATCTGGTTTTTGTCGTATCCAAGATGAAGCAGGAATCCTTTGATCACGTCCGCGGGGATCCACTGCGAGCCCAGCCGGAAGTAGATCTCGTCGATCGTCAGGTCCTTCGGCTGCGCCTGCCGGAGCGCCTCCGCGTTGGCGGCATACCCCTTTTCTTCCGCGATCCGCAGCTTTTCCCGGACATTGCCGGAGAGGTATTCCCCGGGCATCTCCAGAAGGCCGGTCGCCGGGTTCTCGAAGGCGAGCTTCCGGTCGAGAATCTCCTTGCGAATCCGCTCGGGATCCTCCTCCCCCAGGAGCTTCGCGATCAGGTCCATATTCAGGTGGTTCCGGTAGGTCAGCGAGATGTTGAGAGCGTCTTCCAGCGTCGCCGCGCTCGCCGGTTCGACAAACGGGTAGAGCGTCCGCTTCGTGAAGATGTCCATCTTCTCGTAGCGCTTTTCCCAGTATTTATGCTCTTCCCCGGCCCGTTTCCCCTTGGCGATCTTGCTGATCTTCGGAACGCGGACTTCCCGCTCCAGCGCCATCGCGTGCGCAAACTCGATGTCGTCGGCCAGATGTCCTCTGCGGGCGGCGGTGATCGGGCCGTAGGCCTTCACATAGGCGTCGTATTCCCGGTTCAGCGCGGCCTGTTCCGCGGCGACCTCCTCGTCGGTCGCATCCGGATCGAGCATGACGGCCTCGGTCCGCTTCGCCTGTTCTTTGACCTTCAGGTACTTCCTGGCCTGCGTGACCTTCTTGGCGTCTTTGGCCCACGCCGGCTTGACCAGGCGGCCGTGCTCGACCCGGTGGATCCCATTTTCGGACCAGACGAGCTGCCCCTCCTTCTGGGCCTTGTCGGCCAGCGCGGCCTCCTCTTCGTTCCGGACTGCCGCGGGCGCCGCCTCGCCGATGAGGCCGGCCGGAAACCGGGCGACCGCGGCGTCGAGCTGTTCGGGAAGCGGCGTCGTCAGATCCGGCTCCACGGTGTATTCATCCGCGCCGTACATGGATCCGGCCGTGCTGTTTTTGCCGAGGATCATCTCGGGGTGCCGGATGAAGTATTCGTTGATCGACACCTCTTTGTTTTTTTCGGTTGTCGTCGGCATGACCAGCCGCCACTCTTCGGCGCCCGGCAGGAGCTCCCCGGTTTTCTTGCGCAGGACGAGGATGTCCGTCACGACCTCCGTTCCGGCATTGTCCGCAAACGCCGTGTTCGGCAGCCGGACGGCGCCGATCAGATCCGCCTTCCGGGCCAGATGTTTGCGAACCTCGCCGTTGGTCGTCGCGTCCATTGTCCAGTGCGACGTGATCGCCACGACCAGGCCGCCCGGGCGGACCACGTCCAGCGACCGGGCGAAGAAATAGTTGTGGATCGACCAGCCGGAGTAATCCGGGTGCTGCTTGTCGAAGATCTCGTATTTACCGAACGGGAAATTGCTGATGACCAGATCGGCCGTGTTGTCGGCCAGGCCGCGGGCCTCCTCGAAGCCGGTGACCTGGACCTCCGCATCCGGGTAGAGCTGTTTCAGCATATTCCCGGTGACATTGTCCAGCTCCACCCCCATCAGCCGGACGCGACCGTAGATCTCCTCCGGGATGAGCCCCAGGATGTGGCCGACGCCGGCCGCGGGCTCCAGAACGGTTCCGGATTCAAATCCCAGGCGGCGCGCCAGCGCCCAGAGGCCGTGCTCGATCACCTCCCGCGACGTGAAATGCGCGTTGAGGCCGGATTCCCGCGCCGCGTCCCATTCCTCTTCGGTCAGGATCCCGCCGAGATCCGGGTGAAGTTTCTCGCCGATCCGCTTTTTCCATTTCAGATAGGCATTTTTATCCTTTTCCGACATGGTATCCCAGTACCATCCGCTTTCGCCCCGGCTTGCGGTCCGCACAAATTCTTCCTTGAAAACCTCTTCGGTTACGGCGCCCCAGCCGGTGTATTGGGCGAGGATCCGCATTTCGGCGGGCGTGGCGTCCCGGTTCTCTTTTTGCAGTTTTTTGGAAAGGATTATGGCGCGGATATTCGCCTCGATCCGGGCGACCTTTCCGCGTTGGAAAAGCGTGTCGGTGGGACCTATGCGGTGATTTCGACCTCGTTCGGCTCCATGGGGCTGTTCCGCCAGCTCTCGATCTCGTTCAGCTTCTTGTCGGACAGCGGCGTCGGGACGTTCTCCCGGCTCGCCGGGCCGTCGGGCGGGCAGATCAGGTCGTGATACACGATCTCCTGGGCCTGCCAGCTCGGCAGTTTCTTCTCGTTCTCCAGGCGACCCCATCGGATAATGGCCCGGGCGGCCTTTTTGTCCAGGTAGGCCCGCAGTTCCCCCTTCTGGAACAGGTCGAACGTCCGTTGCGGGTGATTCTCCAGCATCCAATCCAGATGGTCTTGCCACTCCTGGTCTCGGTTGCTCACGCTGGCCACGTGTTTCATCCTCTTCACCCCCCTCCGTCGGTTCTAATATAGCCTTTTTCTCTGAAATGTCAATAGGCTTTCCATCTCTTTCCGCCCGGATAATATCATCCGGAAAGACTTCGGTGCTCAGCCCTCCACCGCTGACCACCCTGATATAGCCATCCTTATATTCACGGAAGTAGCCAGCTCCGGGAAGAGCATCGTATTTCTTCTTGTAATGTACCATGTCATCCCTTTGGAGCATTCCCATCAAGACCTGCTTGTCTTCCAGGGTGACGATTCCCTCACCAACTTGATCGAGCGCGGCTTCATTGTCCATGTCGGTCTTGTCGAAGCCTGGATAGTTCCGAACGGCCATGTAGAAGGATTTCAGATAGGGGCGGATCACATCCCCCAAATCTTCAATCATCTTCTTGGAGTAAGCGGCGAACGACCGCGCGCCGGACTCGATATGATACCCGGCCAGGTCCATCCCGGCCTGGATGATCTCCGGGTCGAGAGGCACGCCCATGTGGATTCCGCCGAGCTTCTTGCGGAGGATCTCCCGGGCCTTGTCGGCCTTGTCCTTGGTGAAGATCTTGTTGGTGGAGCCGTAGGCGGCAACGGCCTTTACGGTTGCCGGGTCGGCAAAGTGGTGCATCCCATCGTCGCCGGAAATCCCGACGTTGGTGGTGCCGTCCGCGACATAGTCCCTGGCGATTTTTCCTGTTAATTGCTTCCCGGTTCGGAAATCGGTGAACGCTACCTCTTGCCCTTCTTTGAAAAGGGGCGGGGTTACTTCCGGCTTTGCGGCCTCTTCTCTTCCAGTATCCTCTTCAGGGTATTGACGGCGATCTCTTCCGACCTGGCGTACATCTCGTCCGCCTGCTGCTGCGTCTTTGCGTACTCCGGAATCGTATAGCCGGGGATCAGTTCCCTTCGGGACGTTGTTGTCGTAGGCTTCATAACTGGAAACCTCCTCCATTTCTTTGATCCGATTATACACCTCTTTGGGTTTCGTGTCAACCGTATTCAGAATGTATGCCGGATCGACAAATCTTCCCCCTTCCAGGAAGCGCGTGACCGCTCTTCTGGCCGACTCCGCGGGCTTTGCATCCATATAATGGACGTGAACCTCATATCCGTTGCCTTTCAGCAGCCGGATCAGCTCCTGCATCGTCTCAAGCGTCTTCCCCAGGCGCGCCAGAACAACATTATCGCCATTCCGGATCGCTTTGCCGAGAATGAGGTCGTCGGCAATGAAGGCGGTTTCCAAATGCAACGCCTTTGCGCCGATGCCTTTCTGGTACTCAGGCATATCCTCCTTGACGTCATCGGAATCGATGATCAATGATCCGTGTTCTTTGGCCAACGGTTTGGCCAGGCGCGAGGATTTGCCGGCTCCCGGCATTCCAATCACGAGATCGGCCCGCTTGTTCTGATTTTTCGCGCCGGTCCCGTAGAATTTATCCGCCTTCTCCTGCCGAAGCGCCTTCCGTTCCTCGGTGTCGATCAGGATCGTAAGCGGAATGCTGTCGGCCTTTTCCCGGGCCGCGATGATCTCCGGCGTATCGTAGGGGGTGAGTTTCCCCGCATTTGCCGCCTCGACGAAACCGGGCGGTACGCCCCGTCGTGCGGCCTCGATCCTTTTGGCTTTATCTATGGACAATCCGAGCGCCCTGATCGTGGATTGAACGTCCGGCCATTCCTTGAGTTGCGCGGGATCGCCGCTCTCCATGGCCCTGATCCATTCATTATATCCCAAGGCTTCGCCGCCGTGATCGATCAGTATCTGTGTGAGCGTCTTGACTTTTTCGATCTCTTTCGGATCCACCAGAGGCTTCGCCGCCGCCGGTACGGGCCTCGGCTGCGCCCCCAGGGTCTGCACGCCCTGGGTCGGGGCGGTCTTCCCGCCCAGCGCCTCCAGCAGCTTTGCGGTCGGATCTCCGTCATAGAAGGACCAGACCTTTTTCGGCCCATACCAGCGGCCGCCGATCCTCTTGATCGTTTGTGAATGTTCTTTTGTGTTCCCGAATACATTCCATACGGGAGTTCCTTTGTTCGTCGTGGTTTTGACGACTTGGAGCCCGTAATCCGACATTCTCCCGGTTGCGGCAGGAGACGCAGGGGCGGGAGTACCGGCTGTTTTTTGAACAGGCCGATACTTCGCCGCCGCTTCGGGATTCTGCGCAGCCCATTTATTGAATTCCGCTTGCAGCAGTGCGGAAAGCTCTTCCTCGTCTTTTGCTTGCTTTAGTTTTTTGTCCCGGTTGACAGGAGATCTTGCCCGGTTTGCTGCCTCCTTGAGTCCTGCAATCCTCTCTTTGCCGCGTTGGATTGAATCAACAACGTCTTCCGGGTCGCGGTATTCGTCTTTTGAGCTCAAGATCCCCTTGGGTACCAGAACATCCGGCACAACGGCTCCGGTCGGTTTTTCGGTTTCCCTCTGGATCTTCTCCTCGCTTGCAAACCAATCCCGCCCGCTATCGTACTTCACTCGGTAGGTGTATCTCGTCGTTTTTCCGATGGTTCCTCCGAAAACGGGCTGCATCGTGAAGGCGGCGACTTCGGATATCGCCCCGTGCCTGCCGTCAACGACAACGCGATCGCCGACTTTGTAAGGCGCTCCGTTTTCAACCTTGGTTGAAGGTTCTTCAACCTGGGTTGAAGCGGCAGGAGCCTCTTTCGTCTCCGCAGCCTTCTCTTCTTCAGCCGCGATCTTCGGCCGCGCCCCCAGCGTCTGCACGCCCTGGGTCGGGGCGGTCTTCGCCTGCTGCAATTCCGGGTAATCCTTCAGGACTTCAGGAGGAACGGGCTTGCCTTCGGAGAGGGCTTGCTTGACAATTTCCTTATGTAATCTTTCCGCCTGACGCGTTCCATTTAACGGATTTTTTGTTTTTATCTCAAAAGTGTTTTCTCCACTTCCCCATTTTACGGTCGTACTGTATTTATATATTGGTTTCCCATTTTCAATTTCCACCTTCCCGCTTAATGGGAAAACCGATTCTGCTTTTTTGCTGGTGACTTCTACTTGCCTCATCTCCCACGGCTGTTTTCTTTGCGACGTTGCCCCAGGTTGAACGATTTTCGTTTTCGATCCGGCGAATGTCTTTTCAAAGGATTCCAGGTCTTCCAGGGCTCGTTTACCCTTGGGATCATTTGCTTTTATCCGGCTTCTGATGATTTCGATCCCGGCCCGGATTGCCTCGTCTTGCGTGCCATACGTCTCCTCATATATACTTGGGGCATACCCTCCTCCCTCATAGTCGCCGTACTTTTTCGATATGTTAATGCCGAGGCGGAATCCGTCGGGGGCTTCCGCGATCTTGATCGCCCCGTCTCGGCCCGCGGCCTTGCTGAAGGGTATGATGATCTTTTCCTTGGTTTCATAGACGCCATGGTCGTTGATTTCGTGCCCTTCTCCCCGGTATTTCGCGACCATGTCATCCAACATCTGTCGCCTCGGGGATTTCTTTTGTTCTTTCGTTTCAGCGGGCTTCTGCGTTCCGACGGCCTCCTCGACGGCCCTGCCCGCCTCCTCGACGCTTTCAAACACGCCGACCGACATCCCGCCGTCCAGCAAGCCCTCATAGAGGACCATTCCCTGATCATCGACGCGCTCGACGATGGCTCCCTTGTCCTGGTAGGTCATGATCGGTTCGCCGGGCATCGCGCCTCGATCCACGTCCCAGCCGGGCAGGGGCGGTGTCGGTGCGGCGGATATTTCCTCCCGCGGCTCCGGGCGAAGCGGCGCCGGGGTGGTAGGACCTTCCGGGGCGGGTGAGGGCGCCCCGGAAGGTTGTGCCGTTGACGATGGAGGGCTCGTCGATGGCACGGGTAAAACAGTCGGTGCGGCGGGCGCGATCGGCTCGATCAACTGCGATAATGTGGCCCGCGGCCCTTCTTCCTCCGGCTCTTCGTGTCCCTCGCCCAATGCGTCCACACCGGTGATTGTCGCGCCCATCGGTTGCGGCGGCGCGGCGGGGGGAATGCGCGCCTCCGGTTTCATCGGTTGCAAGGCGGGCATTGCGCCCGCTTCCGGAACTCTCGTCTCCGGCGTCGTTCCCGGTGTCGCGGGCGTTTTCCCGATGTCGGTGACGGCCTGGCCGCCGGTTGCCATTGCCCCGCCCGGCGCCTTCTCCCGCATGCCGAATGCCCCGAGAATCCCTTTCTTTTTCGGTGGTTGTCCGGCTTCCGCGTCGCGGGTCAGGACGGTGTCCGTCATTTCGATGATCGCCGACATCGGCACTTCCCGCCGTGTTTCCTCGGGAAGGAGCGCGTTGAATTCGTCGATCACGCCGGCGACGTTTTGATAGATCTCTTCGGGCGTCTTTCCCTCTTTTTTCCAGGTCAGGATCGGCTCGGTCAGCTTGGCCCGGTCGGCCATGCTCCCGTATTGCTTTGCCTTCTCCTGCGCCGCTGCCGCGTCGTCGTGCGCGGATTTCGCGCCGCCCAGCGTCCCGCCCGCAAACCCGCCGACGGCGCCCATCCACCCGGCTTCGTTGAGCCTTTTGAGATTTTCGGCCGTGTAGAGCTCGAATGTCGGGTCGTTGAGCGCGGTATTCATCAGCGACAGGAATTCCTGGCTGAACTCCTGGCCGTATTCGCCCGCGGAGGATGTGAGCGCCTCTTTGCCCATCCGGGCGACCAGGCGGGTGTCTCCCGCGGAAATGGCCTTGCGGAAAGCGGTTTCCTTTGCCGGTCCGAGGATCTTCCCGATCAGCCGCGCATTGCCTCCGGCCAGCTCCAGGAATGCGGCGGCGGTGCCGGTGGCCAGCGCGGAAATCGGATTGTCGATCCCCTTCTCTTGCAGGACCTCGCCCCAGTTTCCGCCCGCCTCCATCGGCATGACGCCGGAGACCATGCCCGCCTGCGCGCCTGCCGTGCGCATCCCGGCCTTGACGAGGGCGCTTTCGGCGATCCCCGCGACCTCTTTTTGGGCGATCTCTTCGGCGGCTTCGCGCGCGACGCCTTTTTGGATGTAGGATTCGGCGGCCTCCTGGACCATCTTGCGCATGGCGCGCTTGCCCAGGAAACCGGCCAGGGCGCCCGCGGCCGTACCCGCGCCCGGCGCTGCGGCCGTCCCGATTGCCGCGCCGGCCAGGGAGGTGACCATCGCCTCGGCCATCGACGGGGCAAGCTCGCCCAGCGATCCGATCGCCCATTTTGCCGCCTTCGCGGGCTCGGTCAGCGTCAGGTCCTCAAATTGAACGGAAGCGGGATTCTCCTGCGCCTCCTCGATGTTGCGCTTGTACCCCTCGAACCCCCACTGCTTGACCCCCTCCATCCCCATGGCGGATCCGGCCAGGCCGGCAAAACCGTACAGCGAGGCCTCCAGCGTGTCCGTGCCGCGGGCGACGCCGCGGGCAAATTCGCCGCGATTGCGGAGGTTTTCATCCGCGGCCTTCTGGATTTGGACCTGTTTTTCGCGCGCCGCCTTCTGCTCCTCTTCGGTTCCTTCCAGCAGAAACGTCGCCAGCGGGTCCATGGCCTGGGCGGGTTCTTCTTTCGGCGACTCCCCGGAGATCAGGAACTTGGCCAGCGGGTCCGTGTACGCGGTGGATGCAAACGGGGGCATATCGTCTCCTGATGCGTTAGTAGGTCAATCCCGGCATATTCTCATAATCCGGGAGGTTCGGCGCCCGGCGGACCACGGCCGCAATTTTGGACAATGCGGATCCCGGACGGATCCCGAAGGTGTCGTCTTCGGCGGACCCCGGGGCGTTGCTTTGCAGTTCCTGCCGTTTTTTTCGCAGGAAATCGATTCCGGCTGCCTGCCCTTCCCTCTGGATGATCGCCGCGGCTTCCCGCAGGACGGCGGGATTCTTCGCCTGGAAATACTGCTTCAGCTCCGCAATCTCCGGCGTCACGACGCCGGTCGGCTGCCCGCCGCCCGGGGCCGCGGCCGGATCCCACGCATCCGACGGCCGGCCCGTGGGGCTTTGCTCCGCCCGATGTTTCTCGAATGTATCGATAATGGTCATGGCGTCTTTGGTGGCCGCTTCTTTGTCCAGCTCGTCGGATTTCATGATTTCCAGGACGAGTTTGTCGGAAAGCCGGTTCCCGGAGAGGGATTTGTTGAGGACCGACCACTGCGCGTGAAGGGCATCGTACTGTTTTTTGATCGCTTCCCGGTTGGTGGGGTCGGTTTCGGCCTTGCCCTTGGCCTTCAGCGCATTGAGCTGATTCTGGAGGACGGCGGCCTGTGTATAGGCGATGGTGGCCTTTTTGTCTTCCATCAGCGCGGAGAATTCCGCCTGCGTCAGCGAGGCGTCCGGATTGATTCCCGCGGTGTTCAAGACGTCGTCGCTGTACCGGTAACGGGCGGCGAACTCGCGCGCCGGACGGCGCGTGGTCTCGTCCGTCAGTTTCTGCTTTTGCAGGCCGAACAGTTCGCTGTCCCGTTTGGATTTCTCGGCTTCGCGTTGTGCCTGTTGCTCGGCCAGGGTCATCTCTCTTTCTTTGAATCCCCAGGTTTTCGCCTGCTGATCGAACGTGTTGGACAACAGGGCCTTGTCGCGTTCCTCTTCATTCAGTCGCGAAATGTTCGCCGCGTTCGCCTGCTCCGTCCGGAAAGAGACGTCCTCGGAGCGGGCGCGCAGGGCGTCTTCGCGGGCCTGCTGCGCGCGCGCATCCGCGGAGATGTCCCGCAGCGACTCCCGCTGATCCCGGTCCTGCTGGAGATCAATCCGCCGGTTCTCCTGCGCCATCTTTTCGCGTTCGAGTTCCATCGCCTGCTTGGCGATTTCGTTGCTCATGAAGGTCTTCATGAGATCGACGATCGTGCTCTGGGTGTTGGCCAGCGCGCTGGTGATCGGTGCGTATAAGTCCATGAGATGTCTCCTTTCCGGATGGTTCTACGTAGCCGCGGATTCCAGATACTTCTGAATGATGGCCTCCGCGGTGCGGCGGCGCGGCGCGGCGGGGTTCGCGTTGCCGGGCGCGGAATTGGGCGTCGCCGGCAGTGTCTGCGGGCCGCCCGCGGGCATGGCGTTTGCGGCCGCCGGGCCGCCCGTTGCCGGGCCGGAAGCGCCTCCGCCTCCGGGCCGGACGACCGTCTTTAGCCTGTTCATCGCCTGCTTGACCGCCGCCGGATCGTCGATCCCGGCGTTTTTCAGCGCGTCGGCGACCATCCCCTCGTCCGGGCCGTTTTCGATGTAATCCCGCAGGATGTTGATCTGCCCGGAAAGCGCGTCGTAATTCGCCTTGATCTGCTCCTTTTTCGCCGGGTCCTGTTCGCTCAGGAACTGCCGCTCCATCGTCTTGAGCTGTTCCGAATGGCGGACGACCGCGGCCCGGGGCAGCGCATAGGCCATGTACGGCGCGCTGACCATCTGCTCGAACCGCTCCGGCGTGATCGGTTCGTCCTTGTTGATGTTCATAAACCCCCAGACAAACGGGTCGATCCCCATCTGCTCGCCGATCTGGCCGATCGTGCTTTTGCCATACGCCTCGGCGAATTTTGCCTTTTCGGGCGGGGGGGCTTCTCCCCGCGGCGGCTGCGCGCCGGTTGCGACGGTATTATGATCCATGATGCTCCTCCTTTTGGTTTGTTGCCTGGTTTCCATCAGGCAAAAGCTCCGGCGACGGCCAGAACTGTTATGGTAATGCCGATAATCGACACCCCCATGCTGATGTAAAACTGCGTCTGCGCCGCGGACGCCTGCTCATCGGCGATCCGCATCTGGTCGGCATGCTGCCGCCGTTGCTGGGCCATTTGCTGGTCAAACTGTTCTTGGGATGTGGCCAGCGACAGCTTGTGTTGTCGCTGCTGCTCGGTAAGCGATTTGCCGAACTGCTCTTCCGACAGCGCGTAATTCCGCTCGAATTCCTCGCGGCGCGCGGCCAGCTCCTTTTCGGTCAGCCCGGCGGTGGCCTCCAGCCCCATCGCAAACTGCCGTTCCCTCTCGGCCATGTCGCGGTCGAACTGGGTCTGCCCCTGCGTGAATTCCTTCTCGAAGAGCTCCTTTTGCTGGGCGATCTCCCGGTCGAACTGCTCTTGCGACTGCTCGTAATTCTTGTTGAACAGCTCGCTTTCCTGCGCGAGCTGCTTGTCGAACAGCTCCTTCTCCTGGGTCAGCGACGTGTCAAACTGGCTTTTTTGCGTCTCCAGCTCTTCCTGGCGCTGCCGGTCGGCCTTTTTCTGCATCGCCTCCTGCTGGGCCGTGGCCGCTTGCGCCAGCGCGATCTCTTCATAGGGCGTCTTCTTTTTCTTCCGGGTCAATGCGGCCTGCTGAAGCGTCCCGCTGGGTCCGCCTGAGAGATTCATGTCAATCATCGTTCGCTCTCCTTTCTAATCGATGCCGTTCACATCTCCGGCGAACCGCCGAAGAAACCGCCATAGTTAATGGCGGGCTGCGCTTCCCCTCTCCAGACGCGGCCTTCGTTTTTCCCCCATCGCTGATAATGTTCCCACGGATCCATCCCCGCCCGGGCGACGTCCGGGTTGTCCTGGAGGTAGCGGGCGGCGGCCTGCGGATAGGTCAGGTTCTGTGACGCGGGCTTTGGCGTTTTTATGACCGGCGGCGGCTCTTCCGGCGTCTCCGGCGATCCGCCGAACAACTGATATCCCGGTTGGGGAGGCTCCGGCGGGCGAACCGCCTTCGGCTCTGTTGAATTGTTCGGATCTTCCGGACCGGCTGCCGATTGCGCCGGTGGCGTCACGTCGTCCTTGGATCCCGGAGCAGGCGCGATGTCAGGCGGAGCTTGCGGCTCTTTGGCTATTTCGCGTGGGATCGGCGCCGTTGCGCCGGGTTTGGTCTCTCCCGGCCAGACCTTCCCTTGCGAGGCCCCGTATTTCACATAATGCTCCCACGGATCCATCCCCGAGCGGTAGACGTCCGGATTGTCCAGCAGGTACCGCTGGGCCGCCAGGTCGTACGATCTTTTATAGGTATCCGCGGTTTGGGCGGGCGCGGGCTGATCCGATCCGGCGGGCAACTTCTGATTTCGCGGATCGGCCGGCGTGGCCGGCGGTTTGTACGCCGGATCCGGCCCTTTCCATCCCGGCGTCGGCTCCTTGATCAGCGGCTTGTTCGGGTCGAGCTTGAAGCCGATGCTTTCCAGATACGTCGCGCGGGAAGTGCCCATCCCTTCGGGAGTCGGGTTGAGCTCGGCTTCATAGGCCCGCATATACCCTTCCCGTTGCTCCGGCTTGAGTTGCCAGTACACCCGTGTCAAGGCGGGCTCGGCCTTGAAGTTATCCTCATAGGGCGCCAGGTAATCCTCCAGTGCGGGAAGGACGCCGGGCGCCTTGTAGTTCGGATCGTCCGGCGCCAGAATCTTCGGAAATTCCGGGATTTCGACGGTGTAGCCGTCGCCGCCGTTGGTGATATGCGCCAGCCCGGGATTGTAGACCAGCATCGAATTCGGGTCTTTTCGGGCCATCGCCCGCATATAGTTGTCCTGGCGGGTTTTGATGAGCTTTTCGATAAATTCGCGTTTCGGCTTTTTCTCGGCCTCCTGATAATTCTTTTCGCCGGCCTTGATGAACGCCTCGTAATCGTCCTGTTGTTTCTTGAACGCGGCGGCCTGCGCCTCCTGCTCGGCCTTCGCCGTGGCCTGCGCGGCCTCCTGCGCGGCCTTCTGCCGGGCGAGCTGCGCCTCCATCTGTTTTTTGTTTTCGGCCATCCTCGCGGCCGCGACGGCCTGGGTTGCCTGTTGCTGTTCCGCCAGGGACCGCGATCGTCGCGCCTTTTGCGCCTCGGACTCCTGCAAGGCCGCCTGTTGCTGCTGTATTTGCTCGGCCGTGCGGGTCTCCTGCTGCCGCCTCTGTTCGGCGGTCCGGGCTTCCTCCATCCGGGCCTGCTCGGCCGCGGCGGTTCTCTGCGCCTTTGCGAGGAGGCGCTTGGCGGCGTCATACTGGGCGTAGTGGTTGCTGATCGACTGCTTGACCGAATCGATCGCCTTCAGGCGTTGGCCGAGCGTGCCGTACAGCGTGACCTTGGGTTCGGTCGCGGCGCTGCGCCTGGCGCCCGCGACGGCGGAAAGCTGCGGGCTTCCGGCGGTCGCCGGGGCGATGCCGAGCGCCTCTTGCATCATGCCCGCCCCGCGGGCGTACTGATCCGGCGTCAGGTTCGTAGCCGCCAGCGGGCCTTCCGTCATCCCCAGGCGGTTCTGATTTTTTGCGATTTGACTCAACGTGGCCATGGCTTTCCTCCTTTACGGCGATACATGTTCATGGTTCGCATCCCGTTTAGCGCATGAACGACGCCCAGGTCGTGGGATTGAACACATTGTTTCTGATCTGCGCCTTTTTCCAATCCGTGATCCCCTGATTCTGGTTGGTCAATGGAACGGGTTCGTATGTCTGGGTTGTCTCATCGTACTGAAGCGTGAATTTGCCGTTTTTCAGCCAGTCCGGATCGTAATCGTATGTCGGTACATCCTCGATGCCCCAGACGCGCTGCCGGTTGATTTCGGCGGCGGTTTCGGCGAGGCCGGCTTGCGTTCTAAGCGCGGCGTTTTCAGACGCCATCGCCTTGCGGTCGGAGATCGCCTTCCCCATCCCGTAGGCGCTGACGGCCGTGTTGGCGAGCTGGATCACCGCGCCGATCCGGTTGTTCTGGATCCAGGTGTCCAGATCGTTGCGCTGCCGGTTCATCTTGTCGGCGAAGACCTGGTCGGTAAAACTCATCGTCTGGCTGAACTTGTCCCGGGCCCAGGCCATCTCGTCGTCGAATTTCTTTGACTTGAAGGCCAGCTCCTGCTCGAACTGGGTCATCTTCTGGTTGGCGGCCATCGTGCTTTCATAGCTGGATTCCGCAAGCCGGCTGCCGACGATATCCGCTTTGGCGGCCAGCGCCCGGTCGAACTGGCTGGCCGACGCGGCGAGCCGGCCGGAGAACTGCCGTTCCTGTTCGCCGAGGACCTTCCCGGTTCTCGTCCCGGTCCATTCGATGTTCTGGCCGAACCGGCGGGCCTGTTCGTCGAGGTTTTGGATCGCCTGCTGATAGCGGCTCTCCAGACTGGTCGTCACCTGCCTCCCCTTCTCCCCCGTCGAAAGGCCGAACTGCCGCCCCTGCTCCTCTTGCGAGGCCTCGCGGGCGGCCATGTCCATGGCAAACCCTTCGGCCTTGTTTTCCGCCTCGCCCTCGGCCACGCCGTGCGCATAGGCGACCTGCCCCGTCGGCGCGATCGCGCGCTCTTCCTGCGGCAGCCGGTTGGCCTTCGCCCAGGCCCGTTCAAAGGATATTTGTGAAGACAGATCCATCGGTTTTTGTTTCCTTTCTCCGCGGTCAACCCCCGGCGCCGGCTGTCAAATCTTCCCGTTCCGCGGTAAATTGCCAGGCCATCCCCAACAGCGTCGCCCCGCCCGCCGGGGCGGCGAATGTCAGCAGGAACTGGTGTGAAAAGCCCGGCAGCGAGATCGGCTGGGTATTCCGGCTATGGCGGTTGGTTGCCGACAGCGACGCGGCCGCGAGGCTCGTCCCGGACGACGCGCCGTTTTTATAATGCGTCAGGGCCACCGATACGTCCGCGGCCGTAACGCCCAGCAGTTTCAGGTATCTCAGCCGGGTCACGTCCCACATATCCCCGGTCGGCAGGATGTCGGCGGTCTTGAATACGCAGCCGATCGCCGTTCCGCCGGTGTCCCAGGTGTCGCCGGTATTGACCCGGCGCAGGTGCCCGTCGTCGTAGCTGGCAAAGATATAAGGAGTCCCGTTCGTGGAAACGACGCGGCTAAAGGCCTGCGGGTATTGCCCGTCGTTGGCCACGCGGCGGTACCAGCGGCGTTTCATCAGGTCGAAAACCAGCCAGACGTTGTTGGTGGTCTGCCCGGCGCCCGACGGCAGGCAGAGGTGGTATTCCATGTATTCGAGATCGACGGCCGCGCAGGCCTTCTCGACGGCGGACCAGTTGATGCAGCGGCTGTCGTTGCGGTCGAAATAGCATTCCATTCCCGGAATCGGCGTGACGGTAGCCGTGTCGCAGATCACCGGGCCGACGAACGAAAGCCACAGCGCGATGCAGCGCAACTCGCCCTGCTCAGATCCGTAGCCGATCTCCACCGTGTCGATCGTCATCGGCGCCGGGCAGCCGATCCCGCCGGATATCCGATAAATCTGATACGTTTCCGCGTCGTACCCGGACAACAGATAGGTTTCCTGCGCCTTGCAGAATATCCCGACGTGATAGATCGTGCTTCCCAGCCGGTTGTACATCTCGATTGCGCAGGTCAGGGGTTCGTTCCCGCCGAAGTAGAGCGGCGCGTTGTTCATCCCCAGGCTCGCGTCCGAGCCGGTGAAGACGTCCACCGTGTCGGTCATCCCGTAGTCCACGCGGTTGCCCTCGTCGCCCTTGGTATAGCCGCACAAAAGCGGCCGGTTGCGGAACATGAACGGGAAGACGTAGCCGTCGATCGACTTCTGGGCCTCGATCGCGGTCACGTTGTAGAGGGCCACGGTCGCGCTGAATGCGGCGGTAAAGCTGATCTCGTATGTGTAGTAGGCCGTTTCGCCGTCCAGCGAAATGGTCTTGTCCAGCTCGCTCACGTCGAAGGCCACCATCCCGCTCTGCCCGAAACTGGCCCCGGACAGGGAGGTCTTGTCCGTGAAATCGTCGATCTCGACCCAGATTCCCTGATACCGCCGGATCTTCATGATCGATGCGTTGCCGTTGTAACTGCCGGGAATGAACCGGAACATGAAGCCCTGCGCCGGGCTGGCCGTCTGGATAAAGATCTTCTTGACCGTCGAGAACGAATTCAGTTGATCTTCCGTGTCGGTGGTCTGCGAGCCGTCATTCAGGTATGCCGTGTAATCCTGATTCTGGCTGCCGTCGAAGATCTTGAAGCCGGTCAGGATCATCGATTCTCCGCTCCAGAGCGACACGACATCCTGCCATGGGCAATCGGCGGTGATCTGGTAGATGTAGGGAGAGTCGTATCCGTCGCCGATGTCCTCGCTGCGATGCAGCCAGGCGCTGAACCCCAGCCGGTACCAGTACAGCGACAAGCCGTTGATAAAGACCGGTTTTTGCGTCGTCGGCCTGGTAAACGCAAGCGACCCGGTCTGCGCCTGCGTTTTTCCGGAGGCGGCCGTGCCGTCGGTCAGGCCGGATACCGGCGTCCAGCCGATCGCGTCGCCGGCGTACCGGCCGTACTGGAGCGTCGCCGCCGCCGCCCTGGCGTTGGCATTTGTCGGGTTGATGTAGTTTGTGAACCCTTGCGCGGGTCGCGAGCAGCCCAGGTAGATGTACACCTTGTACTGGATCTGAAAGGAGAGACATTCGTCGGCCGCCGGTTTGTGGTTCCAGCTCCCGTCCGCGGCCATGATATCCAGCGGCTTGATCACCGTGAGGCCGGCCGAGTTGGTATAAACGCCGGTGTAACAGACCACTTCCGTCACGCCGTCCGTATAGGCGTAATCCCCGTCGGCGGTAATCACGATCCAGTAGTATGTTTCGGCCGTCAGCTCCACCGGAGAGGTAAAATCAAACCGAATGAATGTGAATTCGGTCGTCAGCGAATCGCACGGCACCGGCGTGGACGTGGCGGTGTTCTCGGTCGTGAGCGTGATTCCCGCCTCCGTGATGATATCGTCGCCCGATTCCGCCCCCAGGAAGGGGATCCCCGAAACTACTTCCGTATAATCATTCGGATACGTTCCCGTCGCGCTGTAAATCTTCGCCAAGAGGTTCCCGGCGGGCGAACCCGTTTTTTTCAGCTTGATTGATACCCCGTGGATGGATCCGCTGCGGTTCGCCTTGAAACGTCCGGCGTAGGCCTGCCCGGTCGCGCCGTTGGTCGTAATATCGCGGCTGCCGGACGAGGTCAGCACGCCCTGGGTTTCGTTCCAGCCGTCGGCCATCAGCGGCACGCTCTCGTCGCCGGACGAGTCGTTTGTGCGCAGATATTCCGTATATTCGTCGTGATAATCGATATGGGTGGCCATCGAGATGAACGAGACGGGCATCTCGTCACCGGCCCAGACCTTCACGCCCTGGCCGTCGCAGAACGCGACATGGCCCGCGGGCCATTTGGCAAATCGGCCCTGCGCCGCGGCCGTCGCCCCCAGCGCTGTGCCCGCGAAATCCGCCGCCGCGGGAACGACAGAGAGGTTCTCCAGGATCTCCGCCGCCGTCAGGCCGGAATTGAAGGCCTGCGCCAGGATCCGGCTTTGCGTGGTGTAGGGCGAGGTGAGCTGATGCAGCGCGCGGACCTTCGGATAGGCGGCGAGCGCCGTCGCATTGATCTTCGCATGCCCTTTGATCGTCGCCAGGCCGTCGTTCCCGTAGCGCAGGTTTTGCAGATCGGCGAAGTTTTCCTTGCCGATCACCAGCGGGTCCATCGACGGCAGCCATTGGCCTTTCCCGAACAGGATCTGGTCGCGGCCGACCTTCGCGTCTTCCGGCTGCGGCAGGTCGCCGACAAGCCGGGGCGCTGCGCGCCGGCGGACGATCAGCTCTTTGGAGGTTTTTTCGGCCATCTTACTCCTTTGCGGGCTGCACGATCTCGTTGTAATCCGGGATCTTGAACTCGCTTTTCGCGTCCACGGTCTGCTCGGTCAGATCCTGCCGATGGAACATCAGGCTCGACAGATACATCTGGTAGAGCATCGAAGCCTGGGCGGTTTTCTCCTCCTTGATCTTGGCGCGAACCAGCGCATAGAGCTCCACCATCGGGCCGTACTGCTCGGGGATATTGGCGACGGTCGCCGTCACGGCGGCATGAAAGACGCGCGGCTTCACGGCGCGCGCGACCACCGCGACGTCGGCCAGCGGCCAGATGCCGATCTTTTTCGCGAAATAGTAGTATTGCTCCGGCGGTCCGGCGGCCCGATTGCTGGCGATGCCGAGCGCCTTCGGATGGATCTTCGTCAGCGGCTTGTTGTCATAATGCACCGCGGAAATCTTCAGGCATCCGGTCGGCTCGGGATATTCAAGCGTTCCGGCGACGGGCGTGAGGTCGGAAATCGTCTCGTAACAGAGGGTCTTTGCGGAGATGTCCGTAGATGCGTCGGCAATCCAACCGTTGATCTCGGCGTCGAAGAAGTAGCCCTCGGCGGATTCCTTCAGCAGATAGCGGATTTTGGTTCGCAGTGTTGCTTCGTCAAGGGCCATAACTCCTCCGTTGCCCGGTCAGGGCAAGCTGCGGTAGCGGCCGCCTTGAATCGCCAGCGCGGCGCGTTCATTGCGGCTGCGGGTCAGCTCGGCCAGAAACAGGATGTGGTGACGGTCGGCGACGTTGGTGTTGTTTTTGCGGTTTTCATACTGGAACGCCGCCTCATGGGCGATCGCCCGGCACGCGAGATCGTCGAACCGCCAGGAGATGTGGTCCGCGTAAACCGGGTTCGGCTTGCACAGATAGGGCACGGTGATCGTGTGCCCCGCCGTATCGCTCGGCGCGGACAGGTAGAGCTGTTTGGCCGTCGCCCGGGTGATC